CAAAGCTAGTGGCGTCCAAGAGGTAAATGTAGAAAACATTGCCGCACTTTTGGCACCACAAGGGGAATAAAATGGAAAATAAACCAACACCACAACAAGCATTAGATTTTATCGCAAACGTAATTATGGAAAGGGTTCAAGGTACTGGCAAGGAACACGCTCAGATCAACATTGCGCTAAATATTCTTCATGAACTAGTTAAAGAGAAGGAACAAAAATAATGGGCGTTAAAACATTACGAGTTAGCCAATCACCAATGCAAGCAGCTATGCAGGTATTCGTACCTGGTACTGTTCAAAAAGTTGCAGTAGCAGTTGCATCTGCAGCCACAGGAAACGCAATGGCTTCTACCACCGAAGTCGTGCGAGTTGCTGTGAGTACAGATTGCTATATGGCGTTTGGTACTTCAGCCACTGTGAGCGATCACTTCATGCCAGCAGGAACGGTTGAGTATTTCAAAATGCCAACGGCTGGAACCAAGATTGCGTTTATTAGAAACACAGCCGATGGCGTTGCTACAGTCACTGAATGCGCTAATGAGTAGATTTTGGTTTTGGCTTAAAAGCCTATTTATTGGTTCACAGGTTGTAACAACACAGCCTGTGAAGGCAGCGGAGCCTGTGACCGAAAAAGATCCAGAGCAGTCTTTATTTCCTAAAAAAGAGTGGGCTGATTACCTTTGGAAATTGCTTGATAATATGCCTCGTGCGCAAGATGAATTTACTCTTTGTGGTCCAAAGGGATTGACCAGAGAAAACTGGTTACACTTGTTTGCAGCAATTGCAAAGAATGAGTCAAATTTTAAACCTGAACTTACTTACAAAGAGACTTTCAAAAATTCTCGTGGAGAATATGTTATCAGCACTGGTCTTTTCCAGCTTAGCTATGAGTCTGCTCGTGGATATGGATTCTCAGGCATAACTACAGAGCAATTAAAAGACCCATATAAAAATATAGAAGTAGCCGTCAAAATTATGCGCACATGGGTTCAAAGAGACGGTGTTGTATCTGGTGAAAACTACAGAGGATGGCTTGGGGCTGCTCGTTACTGGTCTGTGTTTCGCTCTGGAAAAGCACAGGCAACTCTTAAGACCTTGTGCCAATAATATCTTGAGGTTAAAATATGTTAATGAGCGCAATAACTGATAAAACCACTATAACAATAGGATTGGTTATCAGTTTACTAGGGGCCTCTGGATTTATTACAAATATTTATTTTAAATCCGAGGCCAATGCTCAAACTCTTACCGAATTAAAAACAGAGTTAAAAGATGAATTGAGACTACTTCGAGCAGAAATGAAAGAGCTAAGACTTGAACTTAAGGAAGCCCACGTTAAACTAGGTAAATGATCCAGGCTTCAGACTATTTCAGACAGTTTAAAGATTCTCAGGAAATAACAGAAAAAATCAGAAAAAACGCAGACAAGCTTTTATCCAAAGTTTGTACACTTTTGTCATTAATTCCATACGAGACAAAGCTTACCAGCGGTTTTAGAAGTAAAAAGTATGAATCAAAAAAAGGTCGCTCTGGTAACTCTGCGCATTGTACAGGCGAGGCAATTGACCTATATGATCCCGACAAAATCATAGGAACTTGGTGTCGTGCAAATGAGGCCTATCTTAAACAAGAGGGGCTGCATTTTGAGCATCTTTCTGTGACTCATAAATCAGAGAAGCGCGAGGGGCGCTGGATACACTTAAGCACGAGGCCGCCACCAAGCGGTAAGACGGAATTTATTCCTTAATATTTAAGTTAGCAAACTCACCCCATGCTTTTTTTGCGTAAAGGTCATAGGCTCTTGCTGCTTCTTCCGCCGTTATAAAAAAACCTATTTTTTTATGTATTCTATTAATTTTTATTTGGGCTACCCATCTTTTGGTTAGATTCTGTCTTTTATCTAAATAAACACCTTTGTACCCAGCCTTATTGTTTTTTGATATTTTTTGATTCTTAGAATTTAAAGACTGTGTACAAATTCTTAAATTTTTCTTTCTATTATCAAACCTATTTCCATTGATGTGGTCTACAACAAGCCCTTTTGGGCACTTCATTATTTCTCTTGATAGAGCCGTATATTTTATTTTACCGTCAGCACCTTTTGGGGTTGCATAAACATCATTATGAAATCTATCGATTTTCCATTTTAACGACATAAATATGTGATCATCTTCATCATCAATTAAAACAACAAATGGATCTTTTTTGCAGTAGATTATTTTTTCCATAAATTATGGATACCGAAACTATTTTAAGGTGTCATTGCTTTTCTTTTATCCTTAGTATGATATGCTTTAGACTCTAACCTATAGGAGGGTTTAACAATGGAAAATTTATTACCTATAATCGCTAACTTACCTGCTATCTGGCAAGCAGTTGTTGTTGTTTTAGGAGCTGTTTCTGCTCTTTTGACAGCGTTAATTGCATTGTTTGTCCTTATCCCTGGCGCACAACCAGAAAAGGCACTTCAAGCAGTAGTAGACGCTGTTAAAAAAATCTCTTTGAAATAAGAGGTAGCCTGTGGCTATTGGAGTTCAGATTCCGCTTAATGAAGATACTCCACAAACTTACGTTCAGAAGGTTACTAGTTCTTTAAACTTGATTGATGATCACGATCATTCAAATGATCCAGTTGAAAGAATACATTCTGACGCTGTTGATGGAACTTCTCTTGAAGTGGTTTCTAATCAAATAAGAGTCAAAGACGGTGGGATTGGAGCCTCAAAGCTCCACCCATCGTTTGGTGGTTTTGTACCGCCTGGGACTATTATTGCCTATGCTGCCAACGCTGCTTCTGTTCCATCGGGCTTTTTATTGTGCGATGGAACAACTTACAACTATAACGATTATCCAACGCTTGGCGCTCTTATGGGGACGCGAATAGGCGGAACTGGTGGGCCTGGTGGGACGTTTAAAGTACCCGATCTTCGTGGTTATTTTCTTCGCGGTCGCGACACGTCTGCTACTGTTGATCCTGATAGTGCTAGCCGTACTTATAATGGTGGATCAGGAAACTTGATTGGTTCGTATCAGACTGATCAGCTTCAATCCCACAACCACACTGTCTCATTTCCTGCTATTCGTAACGGTGGTAGCACTTCAGACACTGCGGGATCTGGTCCAAACAACCAGAATCCAAACAACACAGACTTTACGTTGCTCAATCAAAACTCTGTAACAGAGTCTCGTCCTAAAAGTGTTTATGTGGAGTATTTAATAAAAACATGAGTAACATTACAGGAATAGATCCACCACAAAATGGAGACGGACGAGATCTATCTTACGTCTCAAAGTTGTCGGATTCTTTGAACGCAATTGATGATCACACTCATGCTGCTGGTGCTGGTTTGCCAGTTAAAAGAATAGACTTAGGTAGTACTGACGACTCTACTATTACTGCAGCGGCAGGTGTAGCTTCTGTGAAGGATGGCAGCGTCACCAATGATTATGCCACAACTGGACTTTCTCTTCCTACTGGTGCAATTATTAGCCACTTTGATTTAAACGACGCATCTCCTGGCTCTGAATATTTAAGATGCGATGGCTCTCAGATAAGTAGAACTACTTATGCAACTCTTTATGCTGTTATTGGTGATAAGTTTGGAAATGGAAATGGAACAACCACATTTCATCTACCAAATCTTACTGGTATGTTTGTTCGTGGTGCTGACCTTACGGCTGGACGAGATCCGGACGCATCTTCTCGTGCTGCAGCGGCATCTGGTGGAAACAGTGGGGACAATATTGGTAGTGTGCAAAAGGGAGCTATGAAAACTCACACGCACACAGTTTCTTCTTCAAGAACTTGGCGTATAGGTGGTCCAACCCCTGGTGCTACTTTTGGTGGTGCTCAAAACTGGGGAAATCAAACGCCTACGTACACAGTAAACAATAGCGGTGGAAATGAATTTCGTCCTAAAAACATGGCTGTCGCATGGTGGATTAGAATATGACAATTGAAAATATACAAATTCCTCAAGTTGGAGACACAAACTATCAGGCAAAACTTGAGAGTTCTCTTAATGCTATTGATGCTCACGATCACTCAAACAACAAGGGTGAACCAGTAAAAAAGATAGCCTCTGCTGCCGTTGACAACTCTACTGTTGAAGTTGATGGCAGCAACAAGTTGAGACTAAAGCTTGCTGGACTTGGCGCAGCTAAGTTTTCTGGTGGTATTGCTCCCGTAGGGACTGTTGTTTCTTATGTTGGAACGTCAGCACCATCTGGATGGCTTTTGTGTCATGGAGCTGCTGTCAATAGAACTACTTACGCTGGTTTGTTTGCCATTATATCTACTTCTTGGGGTGAGGGCGATGGCTCGACAACTTTTAATCTTCCAGACATGCGCGGCTTATTTTTACGAGGAAGAGATCGCGGAGCTGGAAACGATCCTAATGCGGCCACTAGAACTGCGATAGCAACTGGTGGGGCAACTGGAGACAACGTAGGATCTTATCAAGCAGATGAAGTAAAACAACACACACACACTGGTGCTCTTACTAGCTCGACTCGTGGTTATGACAACTCTGGATCTGTAGGATTTAGCGCTAGTCAACATGGCGATAGCGGTGTTTTATCTGCTAGCTCAAATGCTGTTACTGGAATGACAGCAGGAACTTATAAGGAAGGATCAGCCAATAGCAATGAGTCACGACCTGTGAACGTTGCTGTGAACTGGATTATAAAATACTAATATGGCAGTAGCTCAATTCAAAGATTTTTCAGGTGGATTACAAGATGATGGAGCTGGTGCTCCTTTAAACCAATTTAAAGCCGCTCAAAACTTTCGTCTTACAGAAGACAGAAAGCTTGAAACTGTTTATGGATATGAACTTGATGATTCAGTTGCTGCTCGTCACAGAGTAGCTGCCGACGCTAACGGTGTTAGACGTATTGGTGCCATGGTTGAGTCTCATTTTGGAGCCAATAAGACAAAAGCGCTATTTAAGTTTGTTGGACAAAAGATCCAATACAATAATGGAACTTCTCTTGTAAATCTTCAGGGGCCAGCATCTACAGATGCCTTTGCTGTAACTGGAGTAGATTCTGCTACTAGATATTCGTGGTATAGATTCTTAGAACAATATTATGCTACTCACTCTGAACTTAATCAGCGTCCTGTGTTTTGGTTTAACTCAAGTGGTACACCAATTCTTAGAACTGCTGGTCTTCCTGCTGTAAATCGAGCTGCCAGCGTTGGAACCGTTACCGCAAGTGGCGGTGCTACTTCTGGATATTTGTGGGCATTTTGTTATGTTTATAGTTATGTTGTGAATGGAAGAACTTTCACAATAAGAAGTCGTCCCTTGTATTATCCTGGAGCATCTTTAGATGATGAAGGATCTACGAACATTTCTGTACCTGCTGCCTTTGTTCTGGCAAATGGAACTGGAGAACATTACGACACTACGAACGTAAAGATCGAAGCTTACCGCACTCAGGTAAACGGAACTGTTTATTACTATTATGGTGAGCGAGCAAACTCTGCTGGCACAATAACAGCGGCCATCAACACAAATCTTCCTCTATACACCACTGGTGGGGTGGCTGAAGGATGGCGTCCTCCAGTGTGTCAGTTTATTCACGCGACAACTCAAGTTGCTTACTATGCCAATGGTTATGGTGTTAAAACACTTACTGGCTCTACATACGACAACGACGATACTTATTATTCAAACCGTATTTGGCAGTCTGTGCCTGGTATTCCTGCATCTGTTCCTCAAGACTTTTATACTGAAGTCGAAGAAGCGATCACTGGACTTTCTTCTGCTAAATCTATTCCTATTGTTTTCACAGAAAACTATGTATATCGAATCGACGGCCTTATAGATACTTTTGGTCGCGGTGGAATGGTTCCAAAACGTATCAGTGAGACAACTGGTTGTGTAAGCCATAACTCAATTGTTCAAACCGTGGACGGCGTTTATTTCGCAGGAAACGATGGGTTTTATTTTACCGACGGTTTCCAAATGATAAAACTTAGTAAGAACTTTTCTAAGACCTACGCGGAAATTGTTGAGACTTCTACTAAGAAGTCGTTGATTTATGGAGCTTATAATCCAAACCAAAAAGAAATCGTTTGGACTGCAAAGTATGATGAATATGAAGGTGACGACGAGGCAAACGCCTTGTTTGTTTTTAGCGTTGATAAGGGCGTATTTACTGGTCCACATACGTCTGGTTATAATAACGTAACAGATCAAGACGGCACCGAGGATGTAGAGTTTAGCGCAAGCAATTTCTCAACAACGAGTGGCAGTGATCTTGTAAGTGTTCCAACCGCATCGCTTTCTGGAGTGATTGCCAAGGGCGATGTGTTCTTCTGCTCTGGATTTTCTTTTGGGACTCGCGTTGCAAGTGACCCTGTGATTAACGGCTCCAACACAGAGTTCTATGTGACAGAAAACGCAACTGCTACAACAGCCTATAGCGGCAAGGGTGTTGACGGCACAAAAGACACTTGGGTTTTCTTTGAGTCTTTCTTGCCCTCTTCACTAGCGTTTATGGATGGATTTATGTACCACGGAGACACTCGTGGTTACACGATGAAGCATAAGAGCAACGTTGGAACGCATCCTGCTATTGATGTTTCTAAGTCTGATCCTGCTGACTGGAAGTTACTTCCTATTAAGTTCTATTACGCATCTATTGATACTGATTTTGATTACGGTGATATTCGCAAATGGGTTAGTCGTGCAACTGTTAAAAGTCGCTTTAGTGGTTTAATTCAAACCAACTTGTCGGTTCTTCTTCGATCAGAAAATGATGCCAATGGCATTCCTGTAGACACGACAAATATTGAAGACACTAGCAATACGCCGTGGGGTTATCCTGGGGTGAATTGGGGGTCGTCTGCGCTTTTCTCTACATTCTCACAGGTAATTGACAACGAGGTAATGATGCCAGAAGAGCAGGGTCTTCGTTGTACCTATAAGTCTGTGCATTTAACAAATGCAGTAGTAAAGATTCAAAACAGTGGTGACATGCAATCTGAGTTCACGGTTGGCAACGTCTCAGGCCTTGAAAATACAGTTAAGTCTTTAACTCTTGGTGGTGGTTCCGCTGTGTGGGATTCTCAAGTTGTTGGCTACTATGTGAAGTTTTATCAGATAGTAAACGGTGAGATTGAGTATCTTTTTGAGGGAAGAAAGTTTCATGTATTAAGCAGGGTTTCTGACACTGTTATTTATGTGTTTGACAAAGAAAATGATCTTGCAGCTTCAGATTCATGGAATGGTGAGGTTTGGGGATTCCGCAAGGGTGATGTTTGTGTAATCCAAGAGATTGATCTTTACTTTGAACCAATTGGTCGCGGTCAAGGCGTCTATAGTGCTAATGCTTCCAGCGAGGCTCCCTAATGGGTAATGCTTTAAGGCTTCCTTTGGTAGAGCAGATCGCAGAGAAAAACACTCGGCAAAGCCTTGAGTTTATGCGTGACTTTTTAAACGCTGATCCACTTCTTCGTGGGCAATACCAGATGTACGAGCTTACTTTTGATAAGTTCACAACTGGATCGTCAAGTGTTCAGGTGTTAACTCAGGAGCTTCCACATGGTCTTGGTTTTATTCCAAATGATATAATTATGACGAAGATATGGGGAACAAGGCTTTTGGGCCAAGACGCTGCCTGTCAGGTGTTTTTTAATTTTGAGGCTTTCACAAACCAAAACTATTCTGTGACGGCCATAATGCCCTATACAGCTACAGCTACACCAACGATTACAACTACCATAAACTCTGAAATCGCTACTGTATCGTCTGCATCAAACCTTTATCCTGGCCAAAGAATTGTTTCTGCAAATATTCCTCAAGGCACCTTCATTGTTTGGATAAGTGGTACTACAATTTATATGAGCAAACGCGCAACGGCTGGTGCCGCAGGAACTGCGGCTTCATTTACCTACGTTCCGCTTTCTGTTAGATTCTATATGGGGAGACATGAATAGTGGAGTTCAAGACATTTCAAGAGCTTAAAAACGAAGTCTTCAAAGATCTCAATCTTGAGGGAAATCTATTTGTCACCGAATCAGAATTCTACAACATAGCCAATCGAGCTATAGACTTCTGTGAAGCCGAGATTCACAAGTTTCGTTGTGAAGATACCTACTTTGAAGCATGTGCTCCTTTGGCACTAACTGCTGGTTATCAAGACTATTCACTGCCATCCAATATCTACGCAAACAAAATCAAGCGTATTGTGTGCCAAAAGTCTGACCTAACCTATGAGGTTCGTCGCAAGAAAAAGCTTTCTCGCTATGTGCAAGCAGCTCTTGATGAGCGCTATGCCACAAGCAACATTTATGAGTATTTTATAATTAATAACAATCCAACGGTTGGTCCTCGAATCCGTATGTTCCCACGTCCTCAAGAAACCACCACACAAGTCTCAACCACTGGAACATGGACTAGCGGAACTCCTACGATCACCGTCGCATCAGCCACTGGTATTGCCATTGGTCAGTATGTGTCTGGAACTGGTATTCCTGCCAATAGCCGAGTGGTAAGCGTTGTTGGAACTACTGTCACAATAGACTCGAACACCACAGCGGCTGGATCGGCAACTGCTCTTTCTTTTATCGAAGACGACTACCTTATCTATTACATCCGAAACGCGAACAAGGTATCGGCAAGCACAGATAAAATCGACATTCCTGAATTTTACCAATTCATTGCTCAGTTTTGTCGTGTAGAATGTTTAAAGAAAGAACTTGGCAACGTAAGACTGCAGCCTGAAAGTGCATTACTTACAGTGCTTCAAGAACAAATGGTTAATACTCTGGCTGAAATGACGCCGGATGAGGATAACGAAATAGAACTAGATAATTCCTTTGAGGAGGAAATGGCATAATGGCAATTCGATACGATGATCCCTGGACAACTACTGACTATTTAAGCGCTCCATATTCTGGAGGAACCTGGACTGCCAGAAGAGGGATGGAATTTGCTAAAGATCCAATTGGCAGCATTAAACAAGCTGGTGGATTACTTTTTGATCCGTCAAAAAACATGTCTGCTTGGGATGCAATGGAAGCCAAGGTTCGTGGGGCAATTGAAGGTATGCCAGGATACGAGTCAGCATACAGTGAGCAATATCTTCCAAATGAGATGGCTGCTATTGATCAAATGCGACAAAGCCAGCTTGATGAACTTCAAGGTGCTTATAATCCTTGGGTTGCCATTAACCAGCTTCAAATGTCTGGTGGAGCAGATCAAAGTGCTCGTGAGCGAGCAACTGCTGGATCTATGCAAGGTAAACAAATTGCTCAACAACAACTTGGTCGCGATATAGCTGGAGAACAAATCGCAGCTCGTCAACGTGATTTTGGTTTGAAGGCGCAAGACATTGCAGCACGAAATGCTTACAATCTATCTGCTTGGGAAAAGAAAATGCAAGCAGAGGGCGGCCTTGCTCAAGCAAGACAACAGGCTGAGCAAGCAGCTCCATCTAAAGGATTATTTAACCAACTTGGGCAGACACTTTTTGGATAAGGAGATTTTATGATTGATCCAGTAACAGGAATGATAATCGGTGGTTTGGCTGGTGGAAGTTCAAAACTTCTAGGATATCCTGCTGCCAAAAGAGCTTATGAAGATGATGCTAGAAATATCACAACTCAAAACGCGTGGGCTTGGGCCACTGGATCTCCTATTCAAACAAGGCTTCAAATGAAACGACCTGGCCTTCTTCCGATGGTTGGCGAGGGTATTATTAAGGGCGGTATGACAGGGCTTGGCGCATCTGCTGATCTTGCTCGTGCATACAAGCCAGAAGGCGCTCAATCTATTACAAACATCACCAGCGCTGGTGGCGGTGGAAATCCTTGGATGGCAATGCCTAGCACTGGCAATCAAGGAGCCATGAACGAAATCCAACAAAACATCGACGCTGGCATGGCTGGTGGCGCTGGTCGCGCTCCTGCAAGCGTAGGATTTGCTCGACCAATGAGTGCAAACATGTATCCTGGTGGACTTCGTCCCGTTCACTGGTCTATGTACGGTGGAACTGGTGGTCGCTAATGGCTAAGAAATCAATCTATGAAATGGGGTTTGCTACTGGTCCAATAATGACAGCTCCTGGCTTTCCTGGAGTTCAGCCTCAACTTCCCATGCCTATTATTCCTGGATCAGCCATGCTTCCCAATCAGCAAACAAGTCAGGCTATTGAGGACTATTTAAGAAGCAAGCAAGGGACCGTTGAATATGATGAACAAAAATCCCTTTTACCAATTGAACTTGAGCAAGAGGCTATGGACCGATCTCTTGCGTCTCCTTTGTATGCCCCTATCAAGGCTGCTATGGAAGCTCAAACCGCTGGTCGTCAAGGATATTTAAAATATTTAAAAGAAGGTGAAGATACAGATCGCTACTTGCGAGCTGCTGGTACTATTGGACGTGGATTAGCCTCCCTTACTGGAGATCAGAGTTATAAGGACATTATTCAAGCTCCCCTTACTCCTGAGCAAAAATATGCTGACCAGTTAAAGATGCTTGCTGACGAGTACACAACTTCTGGTGTTCCAAAAACATTGGTTGAAGAATACTTAAAAACACGACTAACTGGAAAAACCAAGGTAACTGATACTCGCGGATTTGAAACTGGTAGCAAGGTGAATACAGAACGAAAAGAAGACAACTTGCCTAGAGCTAAAGGGGGTAGTGGTTCAAATCTAAAAGAAGCAATAAAGCAAAACAAAGAAACTTCTGATGCTTTATTAAAAATGAAAATACCAGAAATGACTGTATCACTACAAAAGCTTGGCACATTAATCCCAAACGCTTTTGATGAAAAAGACGCTTCTCCCATTCCTGGCTTAAATAAAAAATTCAATCCAGGGTTTGGAAAAGATGCAAACTGGCTCCCTGACGATTGGAGTTTGGCCGGAGAATCTGATACAGCTAAACAATTAGCCGCTGAATTTGAAGCCTTAATTATTCCATTCCGGTCAAAAGAGTTCGGAGCAACTTTATCAGGCAATGAAAAAGAATCTTTTAACACTGCAGTTGGTAATGTAAGAGGTGCCATAGTTGATGGAAATGCAGCAGGAACTAGAGCTGCTTTAAGTAGGCTTAGAGAAATAATTGTTAAAAAGGTTTCAGAATTAGAAAAAGGTCGCCGACTTGGTGCACAATATTATCAGACCACTGAGGGAAGTGGCAAAACAAGAAGCCAGCAAGTGGCCGAAGAGCTTTATGGTGGACCTGTGAGCCAAGATAAAAACATAAAACAAGCCGCACCAAAATCAAAAAACAAGGAAGCCTTGAAGGGATTATGAGTAAAGATCTTAGATCTAAAATTGCTGACAGGTTATCTGAAGAAGATGCTGGCTTATTACGTCAATTTATAAAGGCTAGAGAGTCTGGAGACCAAAAAACAAAAGATTCTATTGTCGATAAAATGTCAGAAGAGGGTGCTGGCCTAGCTCAGCTTTTCATTCGTTCTCTTGATAGAGAAAAAGATATTATCAAGCTTGAGCTGGAAGATAGCCCTGTATTATCCCGCGCTAAAGCTTATGGTGAAGGCGTTGCTGGAGTTCTGCCCTTTGGTCAGGAACTTGGTACTGCTATTCGTGCTGGTCTTGATCCAGAAAAAGATTATTATCAACAAAAAAGTGAAGACGAGCAGCTTAGAGAAGTTTTAAAAGAACAATATCCAGGCGCTTTCTACACTGGCACTGGTGTAGGTGTCGGAACACAGTTACTTGCTCCATTTGGAGTCGCTGGTAAGACTGTTACAAAAGCCGGAACACTCGGCAAGACTGGTCAAGCAGCACAAAAGGTAGCTGCTGGTCCTGTAAATATATTTGGTAAATCAGCCGTTGGTCGAGCAGCGTCTGTTCCCACGGTTGGAGCTATTTATGGTGCTACTGCTAATCCAGAGGGTGTAACTAATATTGATGATGAGTTAAAGTCTCGACTTAGTGGCGCAGCTCAGGGCGCATTACTATCTTCTGTTTTACCTGCAGGTGCTGCTCTTTTAAAAGGTGGTCAAAAGACTGCAGGGTCTACGTTGCGAGGCATACCTGGTGCTGTTACTGAGGCTATTTATGAGAATCCTAATGTTTTAAATACTACTAAAAAATCTGAACAGGTTGCTCAGGAATTAATAGACATGATTGCCACCAAAGGGAAGGCAATTGGTGAAGATATTGATAAAGTTTTAACAGAGGCAACGTCCTCTGGTGCTAGGGTTGATCTTTCAGAAACAGTAAAAATTATCGACGATGAAATTGCTAGACTTAAAAATCTAGCAGTACAATCTGGTGATGAAGCTTCTCAAGATTTGCTAAATCAAGTAGCAGAACTTACTAGTTTAAAAAATAAGTATTTTGCTCCTGCTGTTAAGAAGTCTCTCACCATGTATCCAGATCAAGATCTTGTTGGTCAAAAAAAGGTTACAAAATACGATACTGTAATAAGCCGTCCTTATGATCCAGACAAGGCTATGCACGTAGAAGTTAAAACCAAAGTTCCATATGAACAAGTTGTTTCCGAACAATTAAATGTTCCTCCGCAAAACGTGTACCAAGAGTTTCAGCCTGGTCCTTACTCAAGTGTAAGCCCTAACTATTCTCAAGACATTAAAAGAAGTATTGTTGATGAATTTGGTTTGTTTAAAAAGAAACAACAACCATTGTTAGAGCAAGTAGCTGGATCCATTGGCTCTGCTCAAAGAAAAGCTGTAAGTGGTATCGGTGGTGTTTTGCCAGAAGAACGCATTGTTGAACTTCCTGCAGGATCTGGAAAACCATTTGATCTTTGGGGCAAGCTTCAAACTGAAAAAGCAAATGTTAGCAAGTCATTGTTTGGAACTGTAGAATTCCCAAGAGTATTAACAGATGACAAAATAGCTAAGGTGGTTGAAAAACTTGCTACAGATGATGGCTCTGTTGCGGCAACTTTATCTAAAGTTCTTCCTCCAGATGATGTGGCTAAATTTGTTAAATATGCTCAAGAAGCCTACGCTGGCGAGATATTCCAAAAGGGGTCTCCTGCTGTTAAGCAGTACTTTAAAAACAGAGGTTTGTGGGCCACACTAAACGCTAGCCTGAAAACCATAGCTGGTGGGTTTGGAGTGGGAGGATTGGCAGCAACTGGTATGTACGGAGGCCCTGGAAGCCTGGCAATGTTGTTGGGTGGTCTTGGCGCTGGAGCTGCCTTAAGCAGCAAAAAAGCCTATCAAGCCATACCAAAGGCATACAAGGGATTAAAAACAGCGGCTAGACCCACTGTATCTACTTTTTTGGGCGTTAAAGGTTTAAAATCAAACGAGGAGCAATAAAATGGAAGAAATGAAAGAAAAGAAAAGCGATAAAATGGACAAATGGGAACTTCAGCAGTGCGCAGACACTATTATCAAGGCTGAAGAAATTAAGGCTGACAAGAAGAAGATGGCTCAGCTTATGCCTTTCCTTGAAGGAAAACTTTCTGCCATCAAATCTCTTCAAGATCTTATTGAGCGCAAAAAAGAAGTCGATGAAGAAGACGAGAGCGAGTACGAGTAATGGCTGGCTCTACTAGACCAACTTGGGATGATATTGGTGCGGCAGGAGATGTTCCATCAGCAAATCGTGATCCTGCTGGAAATAAGCTTATAGTAGATCAAAAAGGTAAGATGATTTATCTAATGGATCTTCTTAGCGGAAAAATCATAGATGCTAAACCACTTCCACAAGGGCCAGGTAGTTATAACATTACAGCTCCTGATGTAGAGCAAAGAACTGTTTTAGATGCACTTGCTGGAAAGGCTGATTTGAATGTTGGTAACTCTCTACCACGAGGTCAAACTCAATATATGAATCCTCCATCTGGCCAGTATCAAATGCAAGGAATTCCTAGCCGTGGTCAAGGCGTTACCAACAACACTCAGCAAGGAGCATTAGATATTATTTTAAATAAGCAGCGCTATCAGTTTGCGCCTCAATATCGCGCTCCGATGAAGGATGAGCTAAGCGTTTATCCTAAGAAATAAATAGTCACGACACCCTGGGGAGGGCGGTTTTGATGGAGTTTAAATTTTTAATCACGATCACTCGTGTTGATGACAGTGATCCGCCAAGTGAGCCTAATTTTAGGACCACGCGCAATAAGACGATTCTTAAGAGTCTAGTCAGCACACGCTACACGACTATCAAACGCCGTATCAAAATGAATAAGGCGTATCAAAAACTTCCCTTATGTACCAAGGAAGAATTCTACAACTGGTCTATGAGCAACAAAGATCTAATTAAAATCTTTGAGGCATGGAACAATGCAAACCACCAACACAGACTTATGCCAACAGTTGATCGCATAGATCCCAAAAAAGGTTACACGATTGATAATATAAGGTGGCTGGCTCTTTACGAGAATTGTGGAAAGGCTCGTCAAAAGAAATGAGAATAAAAATAGGTCGCCACTTTTGGGAGATAGTAACCGTCAAGGAGCTTCCTGAAAACGATGGTGAAACTAGATTTAATAGTGGTGCCTTGGTTCCAAGGCAGATCGCTCTTTGTGAAACAGATGAAGAGATGCGCTATACTTTGTTTCATGAGCTAATCCATGCTGCATCTTTTGACGAGCGATTAGGATTAACTGAGAAGCAAGTATTAGGTCTTGAACGATGGTTTAAGAAGTTTGAGAAGAATCACGATCTCTCCGAATTGCTCGACGCTTATGGAGAGTTACCGCATAAGAAAAATAAGCAAGAGTCCACAAAAAAGTGTACTTAATTATAATCCAGAGGCGGCGAACTTTTGAATGGCAGATAGGCATTTGCTCACATTTTCCTCTATAGAATCGTGTTCTGTATCAAGTATAAGGCTAAACATATTGTCTGAAAACGCATCCATTGCAGTTTCGCTAACATGGTTTAAATTACCAAGCTTCTGTGCGCGCCTTACTCGACACTCTTCTGATGCCTTAAGCCTAATCGTGAAAGCATCTGCAAAAGCCATAAACTCGTTTGGGAAGCGAAGATCATCCGCAATTACTGTAGCGTCTGGATGCTCTTTTAGAATTTTATCAACACGTTTTCTTGCTATATTTACCCAAAATTTCTCATCTTGTTTTCTGCCCCAAATACCAAGATCTTGAAGTAGATCACGGTTGATTCCTTTAAAGTCTGAGTCGTATGATTTAAGCGTTTCTCTTACTGATTCATGAATGGCATAGAGAGGATCTGCGAACTTCACAATACAAGAGTTTGGAATAGATTTTGTGAGTTCTTCTGCGAGGCGACTCTTGCCGCTACCAAGACGACCTGAGATTAATATAATCATTTCTTCTCTTTCTTTTTCTTCTTATCAACTTCATCCCATACGCTGTACGCTATAGCTACAGCCTGGTCTTTGGGCTTACCAGCACGTATAAGCTCTGATATGTTTTTAGACATCGCTTTTTTAGATTTGGATTTAATAAGAGGCATGGTTAAATAATAGCTCGCGGCCAGGGATTTGTTAAGACCACGAGCTATACTTTCGGTTTAGTGGTTAATAATTATTTCTTTTTCTTTGGTTTGCTAACAGGTGCTTTAACTGCTTTAGCTTTTTTTGCTTTTGCCATGTAGATTACTCCTTCCTAAGTGTGTTTTTAAAACGCTTACGTCTAGGTATTCCTAGCTTTTTTACTTTCTCATGTAGCGTGGTGCGATTTATCTTAAGAGTATCCGCAGCGACACCGATTTTGTTCCCATTGGCTTTTAGTGTGTCGGTGATAATCTTGCGCTCAATTTGCTCAAAAAGAGCATACCAAGGTGTTCTAAGGTCAATCTTTATGACCAATATATTTGGATCTTCTCTAGGAACTTCTATTACATCCATAAGGTACAACATATCATATCTGTCAATTTATTGAATACTATAAACGCAAATAAATATCAATGTGAGATAAAATGGCTGGCTTGGAGGAAACATGAGAAATCTATTTTTATTTTTAACACTCTCAACAACTGCAATGGCCTCAGGAAAACTTACTTTGCAACCCAACTTTTGGCTTGGTGAAGATAAAGTTACTCCTATGATTGGACTTGGAATCTATGAGCCACTTATTCAAGGACACATTGCCTACAACGGTTGGACTGGATACGGAGAGCAGCCTGTTTTAAAAGGCGGCGTTCACTGGCTCACCAGCAAACACGATCTTGATTTGTACTGGGACAAACTAACCATTTCTCCTGGATACACAGCTCTCTTGGTTCTTCCTTATCAGAAGTTCCAACACAACGTACACGTTAAATTTACCTACAAGATTTGGTAGTCATGCTGCCAGCGCCACCAACGGATGCTGAGAAGTATTCGTATCTTAAAACCAATAGGTACTTTTTGTACTCTATAGGACTGATCGGATACTTCTCGTTGTGCGCTGGCATGTGGTTGTTCGTATCAGCCCATCCATCATTCTGGTGGTTTGGGTTCTTCGCACTTCTTATGACAGTCTATCTTGGAATATCCTACTTCATAGGATTCCTTGGTCGTGACTTTGATTTCGACAAACACCAAAAGCTTATCAAAGACTTCGATAGAAGTTGCTCGATAGACATTTTTCTGCCATGCGCTGGTGAGCCAATTGAACTACTCAGGAATACTTACAAGTATGTTTCAAAATTAAAATGGTATGGACCTGTGTCGGTTTATGTTCTCGATGATTCTGGACGCACAGAGGTTGAGCAAGCAGCTTATGAGTTTGGGTTCAAGTATATTTTAAGACCTAACAGAGGAGTTCTTAAAAAGGCAGGAAACCTTCGATATGCTTTTAATCTAACTCGCGGTGAGTTTATTATAATATTCGACGCTGACTTTTGCCCACGTCCTGATTTTATCGAGGAAACTATTCCATACTTTCACCAAGACAAAAGCATTGCCATTGTTCAAACGCCTCAATACTTTACTGTCGCAAAAGAGCAAACATGGGTTGAGCAAGGTGCTGGCTATATTCAAGAACTTTTCTATCGCTTAATCCAAGTAAACCGTGACCGCTTTGATGGTGCTATTTGTGTCGGAACTTGTGCTGTCTATAGACGAGAGGCTCTTGCTCCGTTTGGTGGAACTGCTGAAATTGGTTACTCAGAAGATGTTCACACTGGCTTTAACGTCATGCTAGGTGGGTGGAAGGTTAGGTATCTCCCCATAAATCTTGCTAAAGGTGTGTGCCCAGATGCCATGCCACAGTTTTTCACGCAACAATACCGCTGGGCTATGGGTTCAATTACACTGTTTTTAAACAAAGAGTTTTGGCTATCCAAGCTTACTTTCATGCAAAAGATTTGCTTCCTCTCTGGAATGCTCTACTACATAGCAACGGCTCTAGGGCTTTTCTTAACTATAGTACCATCACTTGTTTTGATGCTGTTTGCTCCAGAGTATGTGCTTTGGTACAATGCTTTCTTCTCAATTCCATCGTTCGTATTTGGGCTTATATTCATGGCTATTTGGACAACGGCTCCCTTTGGCTGGTATGCACCGAGGGCAAGGATGATAACCTACTACGCGCACTTGTTTGCTTTGGTGGATAAGCTTAGAGGAGACCTTATGCCGTGGTCTCCAACTGGCAACAAGTCTAAGCCTGTGGGTAGGTTCTACGCGTTTCGTACTCTTATGTTTTATTGGGTAAGCTTATCAACTGCCGTGGTTATTGGAGCTGCAATCTATCACTCAAACACCTATCCTTGGTATAACTTCCTGCCAGCGGTGTTCTTTGCATCCTACAATTATTGGGTGTCGTTTACTGTTCTTCGGGACCAAGAGTAGCAGATTCAATTGTATAAACTCCTTCTTTTTTAAGTAGGCTATCGCCTTCATTAAACCAGAGTCTTCCAATTAAACCGCAGAGTAGTGTATAGTTTGCACGAACATGATGGAATGGAGACATAAACATCATAGCTCTAAACTTGTTCCCACTTTCCCATAGCTTCTTTTCTACTTCATTGTCTTCAAGTCTTTTTGCGTAAAACTTTGACATATCTTCAATCTGGTAATCATCGCCAAGATCTTTTAAAATTTCACCAAAGTCTTCGCGTCTCAAAACCCAACGTGTTTCAGTAATAGTTCTTTCAGTTGTTGTTTTAATCATTTCAGCCCATCCAACACGCGCCTTATCTCTTCTTTGTTTTTATTGTAGTTTTCCAAATGAAGTCGGTAATGATGTGTGTCAAGCAATAGCGTAATCTCATTAATCATAGTTTCTATAGCTGATCCATTTATTGTTAAATTATGGCCGCATCGTTTGACTAAGTCGTAAACAAAGTTTTTAGCTACAAGTGATATTCTTGGGTAGTCAGGTATTCTTTCACTCACTTCAACTCCTCGCAGTCTTTCAGGGCCGCTCTAGCTACTCGAACTCTACTTGCAATGTCTTCTCTTAAGTCGTGCTCGTCTAACCCTTCATAGTCCTCTGCTTTGTTACCGCCATCACCCATACCTGTTTGGCAATGATACAATGCTTGTTTTAAGATTTCATTCTCGCGGCGAAGCTGGGTTATGGTGTCCCTCAATTCATAATACACAACGGACTTTGGTTCTTCACTCATTTTCCTGCTCCTTCGACGTCACTGCAATTAATTCTGACTTTGGAATGGTGGCGTTTGTCATTGGATAGTCGATATCCTTGCAAAGCCAATAATTTAAAACACCATTGAGCGGCTCTATTTGGCTTTTAGAATACCTGTATGTTTTGCTTCCATAATACCATTTTACCTCAACCCAACCATGGTTGTCTGATGAGCGTTGCACTTCCCCCACGGCAGGATTTAATCCTTTAAAGAACACCTGCTGCCCCTTATACCACTTCATTCTCCTGCATCCTCTTGATGGCCCCACAAACATAGTTGCGATTCTTTTGTGTTGTGTATATCAGTGAATTGTATGCAGCTAAGTAAGACGCTGCCATCAACAAATCTTCTCTTGAAGGCACGTCATACCTTAACCTCCACTCCAAACACTCAGACTCGTTTGCGTCTTCTAGGTCTGGTTTTGGCCAAGTGGTTCCGTTTTCAAGACGAATGTATTTTTTATAACATTTCTTTTTCTTCATTACTCATCCTCTTGATGGCCCAAAGCGCACCCTGATTAAAAGCATTGATACTTGCAAAAGGCGCATGTAATCCTAATGTTTCAATAGATGTTTTTTGAATTTCTTTTAACTCCGGCACCTTCACGCTCGTGGCGGTGAGGGCTTCTGTTATGGCTTCCACAAGTGACCATGATGTGTTTTGGTATTTTGCATAGTCCGATGCAATTTGTTTAGCTATTTTCTCGGCTTGTTCACGAGTCATTTTGTCACCAAATATCTAACAACAGCAAAAACAAACATTCCAAACGCTACATAGATACCCCAGCAAACCATATTCATTAAGTCTTTCATTTCTGTTGGTTTTTTATATTTCATTCTTCGTCCTTCAAAATCTCTTTGAGTTGGTTGGTCACGTCTACATATTCCGCATCTGCACTGTAATCTCTGTCGGTCATAAACATAAGATGAGAACGAACGTCCTGCCACACCCTTACTTTTGGCTTCGGGCGCTGCACTTGCCACTCTTTATTTAGGGCTAGGCTTATTGGGTATATATTAACTCCTTCATGCGGCTTCATGTAATAGCCCCAACTCTGATGCTTAAACGGCAGGCCTGTTGCAAGTGCTTCTTGTAATGTCATGTATTCGTCGGTCATTCTTCTAACTCCTTCTGTAGCTCAAAAATCTTTTCTCTTACCTTCTCCAAAGTCTTTGACTCTAAGGGCTTTAGCTTCGGGTTGTATTTAAGCTCTGAGCGTATCCAGTTCTTTAGCTCGTCTAAAACTCCATAATACTTTGGCCCATTGTAGTAAACCTCAAATTCCTCTTTTTCTTCACACTCAATTGTAAACTTCATATCCTACTCAAACCCTCGCGCATCAGTCTCTCATGCGCCTGTGCTGAAAGAGTTCTACCTACTCTTTGAGTAACTCCCTTCCTAAGGACGTTTGACGCCTCAAGAAGTTTATTAACACGACTGGCAGCCACTCCTAGCATTATCCCAATCTTTGCTGGACCAAAGCCCATAGCATACAGCTCCAAGGCTCGCCCTTCTTTAAACGTGTCTTCTATCCATGGTTTTCCTCTGTTATCGCAATGTCGTTTCATTATCTTTCTCCTTTAATGGCTATATATGTCGTTGACGGCTTACGGTACTTCTCTAGATCCACTCCTTGCAGCTCTGGAATCTTTGTGTACTCAACATTTCCTTTGCGTACAATTCTCTGGATTAGTAATCCATTCTGTCGAATAGCTCCAGCATTACCTAGGAAGCCTTGAAGCCTTGTCTCAACTTCTTCCATCTCTTCTTCTAAAAGTTTTATCTGCGCTTTAATCTGCTTATAGCGCTCTGATGCGTCCTCAAAGTCTGGATCAAGACAGTTCTGATAATCACCATCAGTTAATTCTGGTGGCGTATCTCCTATAACATGGTCAAGCCAAAACTTTTCAGCAGCTTGCATAAGCTTTTCTTGTAGCGCAAGGTCTGGATGAACTGTCACGGCATAAAGAGTTCCATCCTCTGGACGATAGCTAATGAAATAACCAATATTGGCTTTTGCTATTCCCATATTGTATTGAAGCTGCTGAAGATAATGTGGTGGCACAATTCCGTTGGCCACATCTGCGTGTGGTCGAGCACCCATCGTTTTAATTTCTAACATCGCCTTGAACTGGTCATTCCACCCGTCGTCATTACAGCGAAGATATTCCTTGCCATCTATAACCCATGAGCGTGGCTCAAATCTCATCTGACTCATTTCTTCAAACTTAGCCCTTGCTACTGGCTCATTCATAACTCCACGCTGTACGTGAAACTTACCACTTATATCTTCTGCCTGTATGCGCTTGGTCTTCTCAAGCCAAAGCTGGTAGCGAGTCTTATAAGGAGAGTCGCCCATAACAACTCCTATGTCACTGCCACCAATTCCCATTGATCTTTTCTTATGCCACTCGGCTTTTAGTTCGTCTTGCGACTTCTCTTCAAATAAATTCATCTTAGTGATTCCTCTGGTCACACAAGCAATCTTGTATGTGTTGTGCGTAAGTTTTCATCTCTTGCATAATTGCATCTACTTCCGAAACATCTCGAACGAGATAGTATCTGATCCCTCTCTTGCGAATAGCCGCTTCAAACTTCTTTTGGTCATCAGATTGCTTTCCATTCGGAGCCTTGCACTCGATAAAAAACGATATACCATTGTGCATGACAAGTAGGTCAGCAATACCTTTGGCGCATCCGTAAGGAAGTTTGATGAACTTTCCATCCTTAAGACTCCCCACGTTCCGAAGCTTTACGCAATAAAACTCTCGGTCGCTGTTTATCTTGTCCAGAATCGGTATCTCTACTAGCTGTCTCTCGACTTGTTTTCTCATCTGTTAACACAATTCCATTGTCCTCTTCTAAAGTCAATAGCCAGATACAGTGCTTAAGTGCTTGGATCTCGGCTCCATCAAAACTGTTTTGTCGAAGCAAATATCTTTCCTCAAGATAAGACAATCTTCTCAGCAAAATCTCTTTGTGCTTTACAACGTACTTTAGTTCTACCCCTGTTAATGTCTTGTGCATACTTATTCTCCTTTGTATTCAAAAACCAATGTCTTACGCTTGTTCACTGGATGTGTTACTTCTTTTATTATTATTCCGTAATCGCCGCATACTTTTAAAAACTCCTGTTGGTGTCTAACTGGTATGTGTCGATTTTTAGATAAATCTCTCCAAGATATTGAACCAAACTGCTTTATGTATTCAATTGCTGAATGAGCTTTTTCTGTAGTTAAAAATGTAGCAGTCTTATCAGCTTTTATATCTATCTCTTCATAAACATCTTTTACTTCATCTAACATCCAAAAAAACAAACTTCTCGCCCACTCAACATGCCGAGGCATAATCCTAAGTGTTTTGGCTCTACGAAATTTAAACCCACTTTTATCAAAAATATCATCCTCGCAAACGACTCGATCTGTTAGTTCGCTTACACAATATAAAAGCGCAAGCTTCTTCACATGCTGAGCAAACCTTCCAGCCAGTGCCCTTCTCGGATCTTCTTCTCCAATACAAGCAATATCATCCACCCTTGGATCAACCATCTTTCTAAAACCTGCAACATCCCATATTGGAATATCAATAGGAATATGAATCTGGCTTTGCTGCATTACCTCTGGCAAAACATCATCCATATCTCTCACCTTTATTGGATCATTTACAACTGCAACAAGACCAAGTTTACTCTTAAGCGCTTCCCACTCTGCGCTCATATCCTTTGGCTCTATGTTGGCCTTGTTGTAGTTTTGTGGGAACACTAGGAATCGACCAAATATTCCACTTCTTAAAGCATCACTTGATGCCATATTTTTAAACTGGTGTGTTGTCGTACATCCAAATATATTTACAAATGGATAAGCAACTCTAGCGATACCAGTTCCGCCCTTGCCCATAGCAGCCTTCGACACGTTTGGACTAAAGCTAGACTTGGCTTCCCAATTATTATCCCAAAGCCTCATGATCGCATCTCCAACATCACTGGTTGATGCTTGTCCATGTTTAGAGCTTGTCGTCGCGTGTCCCAAAAAAACTTCCGCCTCTTTCAAAATATAAGTTCTATATCTGTACTCTTGAAGCTGCTGGTAAATCGCTGGCAAACTTACTGGCCTTCCCAACTCAATGCCCTGATTGATAGAAGTGTTCTCAAGTATCAGATTATTTGTTACTACGTCGTGCGCATACCCCTTCCCAGAAGAGCTTGGTGCAATCACAAAATAATATTCTGCCGCCGAAACATCTCCAGAGAAAAACCTTGGCGTTGCCATTACAGACATAGTTAAAAGTCCACTTGCCAGAGCAATCGGCTTTGACTCGGAATAATAACTGGCATTCAAGTCTATAATCTCTCTGATCATTCCACTTTCTGGAATTGGTGGAGCCTTTGCTTTAATATAAGCATCGTTGTTAAGCCGTATATTCTCAGCAGCTTTTCTCTTCTTGTAATCAGCACTACTTAAAAGCTCCTTAACCTCAACCACCTTACTTGTTTCAAGTTCCATCTCTTGAAGCGCAAGCTCAAAACCTGTTGGGTCAACAAAGTCACCAACTTCTTTTGCCTTCTTAATGGTTCGTCTTACCATCTTGAGAGCCTCGCCCTTTGGGTCTTTTCCTCCATGTGGCTCTGACTTATCTCGAAACCAACTACCAGCTTCATGCTCTAAAAGCTCCAAAGCAAGATCTTCTTCTGTTGGAATCTTATCCCTACACATCATCGTGCAAACTTCTCGATAGAGAAAACTTGTAAGCCTGTTGTTTCTACCCTCGCCTTGCATTGCTTGCCCTGATTTTTTAGCTCGCTCTCCAAGATAACTCACAAGCCTTGGCTCCACCGACGCTGGCAACTCTGGAAGATTCTCAAGCGCTTCCTCCAAAGACATGTCTCCTGCAATCAACAAACGATAAGGAACCTGTGCCTCTGGATGCTGGCCAGTCAGAATAACCTGTCCACTGGAATAATAAATATCTACTCCTGGTAGCGCTCGCTTACTCTCCTCACCATTCCACCTATAGAAAAACATACCAAGTCGCCCTGGTCTTCCCATTCTAGTTAGAGGCGTTGGTGGAATAATCTCCAGTATTTTCTTATCATCAATATCAACATCAATTGCGATCACACCACTTGCTGGCCCCACACAAAGTCCAATGTTTGGTGGATCTAACTCTGCCCACTTCTCCACCAAATCTTCATCTGGAAGTTTCTTGTTGTACTGCTGCCACTCTTCAATCATTGGCCGCTTCCCATTACATGGAATAACAGACAACCCAAAAGATCTTAGTCTCTCAATATTACTCATCCGACAAACACTTCCCTTCCATCTTTTTTCCTAATCCTAAGTACTTTAGGCCACTGGCCAGTTTCGTCCACTAGAATCTCACTTACATCACTATTTTGTAATGCCACTACGCAGCTTTGAATATTATCAAAACTCCAATTTGAACTTCTAGAAATTGCTCCAATATGAGCTATAGCTCGCATCCGATTATATGGCTCCATCATCACAAACATCCGAATACCAGCAAAGGGACCATCAAATACGCTCTTCTTAAAACGCACCTCGATCATGTTGTTGCCCTTGGTGCTCTGTCTAAATCTTGCTTCAATATCGTTCACGGCCATCCACTTAATGCGTGAATTTGTTGCGCCTGAGAAAAGCTTGGCCTCAAAATCTGGCTTATCTTTTACATTCTTGATCAGATCCTCAAAGAAATCAAAACCACAATCAGGACAAATCCTAACTCTTGTTGGCACGTACTCCGCACATCCATCACAAACCTTCAAGGCTGCCGCAATGTCTGATCTCTCCTGCCTACTAATCCTCTCTCCCTTGCCCTTAATAATTGGATCGTCAAGAGGACCAATGTTCTTTAGTACCTCACCATAATCCAGAATCAGCGCGTCCTTCTTGCCCTCCATTGGTCTTAATGTTCTTCCAATCATCTGAATGGCCATTCCTGGTGATCTTGTTGGTCGCATAAGCACCATAGTGTCCAGCATTGGAGCATCAAACCCCTCGCTTACTGTGTTCACGAAAGTAAGATGCCTAAAATTTCCAGCTCTAAATTGATCCATTCTCTCAGATCTAAACTCTGTCTTTGAGTGATAACTTAGTGCCGCTTCACCATGCTCATCCACAAGCGTTTTAGCCACAAGATCGGCATGGTCAATGTTGACACAACTCCACGCAATGCACCTGCGCTCTTTGATTCTCGATATGGCATCGGCAACCTGGCGAGAGACCTTGGCCCCATCAGATGCAAGGTCTCCGAGTTCACCAAGGTCAAAATCCCCCATCCTTGTCGAAATCGAATCTGTGTTAAACTGGTCTTTCCCTGCTTTAACTCTTGGCTCCACCAAAAATCCATGTCCAACTCCCCATTTAATATCTTTTGCATAAGTAACTCTTGGGTAGAATTTCCCTTTTCCATATATATATCCCTTATTTGTCCGAAACGGTGTAGCCGTCAAGCCAAGCACTGGAGTATCACCAACTGCTTGTAATAATGTTCTATAATATCCTGCGCCCTCTGTAAGTTCTACGTGCGACTCATCAATCACAATTACCTTAAAGCCACTCATGTTAAGCTTCGATGCCGTCTGTACTGTTGCAAAGGTAAACGTGCTTATCTCTTTTCTTCCTCGCGATCCAACACACAATCCTGCGTTGCCCTCGTCGCCGTAGTAACCCTTCCATCTGTCCAAAGACTGCTCTGCCAAATCAATCTTGTTTGTAATAAACAAACCAGACTGCATTGTTCTCATCACTTCCATTGCTGTTACTGTCTTACCTAGACCTGTTGCCAGACAAAGGAGCGCACGTCTGTGCGCCCCCAAATCCTTTAGGCAAGCATCAACGGCTTCTTGTTGGTACTCGCGCAACTCCATTAGAAATCAAGCTTTGCTGCAGCTTGCCCCTTTGGTTTTTCGATCTTAGTAACCTTGTTTTTTGGCTTCTCTGGATTATAAGTGTCAATATCTACGTTAGCCGTAAATTTAGTGCCTACAAACTTCCAGCAATCATTAAACTTAAACGTATCCAAATCAAGCCCAGCAATTTCTATAAAAGCCCTTATGCGAGCCAAGCCCATTTTGGATGGCGTAGTCTTTGCCTTCTCTGGCTTCACATAACCAGGATAATCTTTATATGTTACGTTGTCCCAAATCAACCTATTGCTATCTATAACCTTATACACAAACTTAATCTGCTTTGATCCCTTTGGAGACTCAGTAAGCTCTGCTGTATCCACAATAAGATTATACACACCCTTTGGAAGTGGTTCCTTTTTCTTTCCAGAAAGTTCTGAATCTACATCATCCCAGTTAATTACATCATCCGAAACTGTCGCGCCTTCAAACGCTCCCATTGCTGCTGCTAAAAAATCATTCTCCATGTTATACTCCTGCCTTTACTAAGTTTTTAATTGGTCCGTCTTGTCGAAGAGCTTTTAACTCTTGTGCAATCGCTTGAAGCTTATCTTCCATTGACTTGAGTTCTGTCTTAGCGTTCGCAAGCGCATCAAGCTTCTGATAAACCGCTGACACTGTAATCTCAGAGCCAATCTTAAATTGCTCCACTACTCCAGAAAACTTTGAGAAGTACCCTGCAATGTTTGCAAGCTCTGTCTCTGATGACTCCAAGATAAATCCGTTTTGTGTTGTTCCTATAATTTTCATTTCTTCTCCTGTTCTAGTTTTAATTCTGTTTGCTCAGTTTTCTTTTGTACGTGTGTGCGAATCTTTTCAAATATCTTATCAAGATTCGGCGACTCCAATTTTTCAAGTGCCCCACTTCGATCCTTTGCATCGCTCGTGCTAGTAGGACTTGTTAAAAGCATTCTAATTCCCTTGCTATCATCTGTAATTACCAATCGAAACACTTCGTCAAAGATAGGCACGATCAATTCCTTTGCTGCCTTTCCTGGAACCATCGGGCGATAAAACATCTTGCCTGTTTCATCCTTGTCCAAGTCCTCAAGGCATGTGAAAACCACATTATACTTGGCCATGTCACGAAAGCGTTTAAGCATCGTGTTCATGCGGTTGGCGTAGTCGCCCCATACTTTAAATCCATTATCGCCCTTACCACTGGCTTCGATCTCGTCCTTGGTGTGATTGAAGATAATATCAGCAATCTCAGAAAGAGAGTCGATAAAAATAGTCTTGTGGCGAAGATTAGGAGTTTCAGTGATGAATTTAAAAGACTCTGCCAATCGCTTAAACTTTTCAGTAGCGGTTTTTAGTGCCTTGCCTTCATCGTCCTTGGTAATGTCGATAATATCAATGTCCTGACCTGCTACTGCTAGCATCCCACTCTCTGCAGAAAGCACCAACACTGGCCCATGTGACAATAAAGTTTGCGCAAGCGTTGTCTTACCTGCGCCGCCCTTTCCATACACAACGCATTTGATCCCTTGGTCTAGGTGAAGATTTTTTGCTGATAGAATTTTCATACACCAATTGCCCTCATAACCTTCGTGTAATCTTCCTTAACTCCGAAAGCCTCGTTATAACCATTGACCATAATCAATGTAGGAACTCCATTATTCTCGCTAGCATTGTCAATAACTAGCGTGATGTTGTCTATGCTAAAACTCATCTTAGCGTCGCTCTTTGTTGATGTGAATGTTACAAATTTATTCATTGTCTCTTTTCCCTTCTATCCTACAACGACTTCTTCCGTAGTAACGTCGTAGCTAATTCCCTTTGAACACAGTTCTTCTCTAAGTAAATCCGATTCTGTCGAGTCGTCCTCTCGAAATTGTCTTATGAACTCCTCGGCTCCTATCTTCCATTTGACTATTGTAAAATTCTCTTTTACCAACTCTCGCTTATAACAATAAATCGAGTCATAAGGTGTTTTTGTAAATTTAATCACATCACCCTTTGAGTCGTTAATAACAATTTGCATAATTCCACTGTCGTCAGTATCAATCTCAACATACAACCCTTTCTTCTCGAAGAATTCCTTAATAGCCTTAGTGTCTTTTGCTGTTATCCTTTTAAATTTCATTGTCTTTTCCCTTCTAACTTTCTTGCCTTGGCTGCGTAATAGCGTGAAAAATCTCTTCTCTTACCTTTAAACACGCAAGTGACATGCTACCACTATGATTAATAGAATCCATAATATCATTTTGTTTAAATACGAAAGCGCTAAACGCCGCAGCATAATCATCCTGCTCAATGTGATAAAGAGCTGCCTTTATTGCTAATTCCATTGTCTTAAGTGTTGTTGTTAATTCCTCCTTAGTTTTTTTCATGTGTTTCTCCTTGCTTTGTTGGTGTTAGTATTTTTTCTCTTCCTAAATCCTGCTGAATTCTTAACATTAGCTCCTTCATTTCTTTCTTAGCTTTCTTAAGCGCTGCCCTTGTCACAAAGTATGAATAAGCGCCAGAAACTGCGCTAACCAAAATACTCCCCACAATGTAAACTATTATCACGATCATAAATAATGCGCTTAGATCTATATACTGCTGCTCAGTCAACCCCAACGCCTTGGCTTCTGTTGTTTGCTTGTTTTCAGTCACTTGAATCCTCCGTACAATAAAATTTCCATGTTGTTGATGTTATTTTTTGAGTGATAAGCGGCGTCCACCCTGGCTTCTTATAGCTAATCCATTCCTCAATAGCCTTTAAAATCTCCTGCGCCTTTGGCTCATACTTAAACCTTACAGTGCGCTCGTAATCCCTAATCCCTCGATGCGGCTTGGATGTTTTTAAATTCATAGTCCACCCACTATCAGAAATAATTATCGAATCAAAAAATGGCCCTGTCGTTTTTTCTTCATACTGTTCTAACATCGCCACTTCTCCAGTCTGTCATCGAAATTGCTTTCTGCTGCGTCCACAATGTCGCAATAATCCACTATAGCTTCAAAGTCGCAATGCTCAGCACCCCAGCGCTCCCCGTCTGGTCCAGCTAATTCCCACTCATCAACGTCGAATCCTAGTAGCGGTCCGTTTACGTCTTGCGGGTCAACGTCCTGCCTTCCCCACGCTCGAAAAGTTAATCCATCCTCTGTTTTTAATTTTACTTCCATCTGCATTCTTTCCTTTCTGCTTATTTGTTAGTGTTAACAGTATATAGTACATAGTCAATCATATACATTGATTTTATTTTTATCCGATCAATTGTTTTTTGGCGTCATCCCAGCGCTCCTTGTTTTCTTCTGCCAGTTTCAGCATCTTGCGTGCCTCAAGCTCACCATAGAAAACAGCATAGGCGTGAAAGTAAACATGGTTATCACTTGGATATTCCTGAAAATCATCGTGCTCTGACTCGAGCACGTAGTCTGTTATGGCTTCTAGCCTATCAAAAGTGTCGGTCATACCGACGCTCGCATTCCGCAAAGAACGCCTATGCGTTTGGCCGCATCAACACTCAATGGCTTCACCATCATTCTACTTGTTGAACATTGGCTGCCGTCTTTGCCAAGCGTTTGTTCTTGTGCAAGTGTTAAAGTTATTCCCTTGGTTTTTTGGTCAAATAAAAGCACGTCTTGAATATCGGCCAGCAATTCGGCGTTAAAGGCCAGTGTTGGACATGTGTTTGATCTAATGACAAGCCCAGCATTTCCAAGCGTATCCTTGGCCACTGTCCCGTCGATTCTAAACAAGCGCTCGAAAGCAGACTGTTCTAAGTACTCGCCGCTTTGTTTTGGAAGATAGCCACAAGTGACCTCAATGCCTTCGCTTCCAATGCCAAGGCCTGATTTGACCAATAGCTTGTTATCCTCAAGCCGAGCGTCAAACTCTTCTTGGAGCTTATAGGAAGCCTTTAAAACGCTCTTTATAAGCTTTGCATGCTCTCGTGACACTAGAAGCGGTCTTTGCTCTAAAATCTCAGCCAAAGGGCCTTCCTGCGCATCTGGCAAGCTTTCAAAGCGCACTGCCTTGACGCCGTCGCTTGCATATGCCACAAGCTCGCGTCTACCCTCGTGCATTCCGAAAAGATGCGCTTGCGTTAGCGTATGGCGCAAGCTGTCCTTACTTGTCGCCTTTTCTGCTAGCTTTGCCAATGTCTCTAGTGTTGTTCGTTTAATTTTCATAGTTCCTCTTTTCTGCCTTTAGGCTGTTAGTTTGTGCCCAGCGTTATGCTAGGTGTTTTGTTTGGTTAGTGTTTCCAATGGGAAGAATTCACAAGCCGGAACCTCAAAGCCATTGACTACGCTTCTTGGTGTGCCTTGCTTTATGCTCAATGGCCTACGATCCAACACAAGCTCGCATAAGCTATTTAGGCGGCTTTGGGTTGTAGGAGTTACCCAGCCGCAGAAATTCAATTCTAGGCCATTCTTGGCGCTAAAACGCGCTATCTCATGGCCATGTAGAAATAAGCTCCTACCGTTGGTTGATGTATTGCTTATGGTTAATTTCTGGCCGTTTAGGAATGCTCCAATAACTTTTTTCTCGATGACTCTCATTATAAAGCCCTTTCCATGCGCCTAATAGGCGACTGACTGCCGTCGTTAATCTCTTTAATACTGCCCACAATAACGCCTAGGTGTTCTTTAGCGAGCGACTCGAATCTTGGAGCGTCTAGATCTTCCTCAAGGTAATAACAGCCATGTAAACGCGAATAATAGCTAAAGCGGCTTAACGGATTAAACCCCTTGCGGCAAAGATCATCAACCCAATGCTTAGGGACTTCTAGCCATCCATGACCTGCGTCGTGGTGAAAGTTTAAAGTTATGGTTTTCTGCTGTTCCATTTTATTTGTTCTCCTTCTATCTGCCTCTATGGGCTGTTGTTGTTATCTCACAAGTTGTTAACACTTGCAAGTGTTTTTTACAAGTTTTTTTTAGTTTTGTATGGTATCGCCGCTATGTCGCCTCGCCGCTTGATATAATACTAAAAAATCTTCTCTCAAACCTATTTAAAATCGAGCTGAACCTAATTTCAACTACTTACAAAATTATATGCGACTTTCAAAAAGCGGCGATGCGCGGCATGCTCTGCGTCAAGAAAAAAGAGGGAGTAAGTTGTTAGAATTATTATTTTTTTTTATTATTCTTCTATATACTCTCTTTTTTATCAATGCGCTCTGCGTCACAAGGCTTATCTTGTTGATATCATTCAACATAACCTACTGCGTTGCCAACGCCGCTGCGGCAAAGCGGCTGCCGCTTCATTTTGTCTCGCTGCGTCATAAGCGCCGCTTTTTAAGGGCATCGCCGCTTTTCGATTTCTGTATGGTATTATCTATCGTTTAACTCGCCGAGCAATTGCAGGAAGCCGATCCAAACAAGTAGAGATGCAAGTCCAAAGATCATAAATTTTTCTTTCTCTTTCTTATAAGACGCTCTTCAGCTTTGGCAACTACTCCCCAGACAATGGCCACCGCGATTGACGCGGTGAGCAATAGTGTGATGCTAGCTATCAGGTGGAGAGTCATGATCGCGGCTCCAATATTCTAGAGGTCATGTCGTCTAGGCGCTCCAGTACGTACAGCGCGCGCCATTGGGCTGCGTGTACCTTGGAGAGAAATTCGAGCTTGCCTTGAGCATCGTCGGGCGCTGTGACTGGTATCTCTTCCAGCGCGTTGTCAACCTCTACAAGGGTCCGCCTAAGTTTCAGTATGGTTTCAGCGTTGTTTCTCATCTTATCTATCTCCTTCTATCTGCGCTAGATGGCGCTATTATATTACAAGCAAACGCCATGCCAGTGTGGTGACAGCGTAAAGCAGAGCTGACACGAAAAAGTGACAATTTTTGTCACAATTGACCGCAATTTGCGTCACAACGCAATTGCTATGCCAGCCATCTCTCCCTCTCTATCGCTAGCGCTAGTGACCATATGTGCTAGTGACCATAGCCACGCATGACCACATGTTGCCATGACCATAGGTCACGATGCCCAGACAGCGAGCAGATGAGAGCAGGAACCAGACTCTCCGTATAGGGGGGGTAGCGTCATGAATGAAAAAAAAGAGTTTACTATTAGAGCATCCATAAAATTTAAAAAACAAAAAAAGCATGACTAACACAAGCAATTATGTTAACACCACCAACATGATTGATATCGAATATCTCAAGCAAACATTCTGCGTTGTCGATGGCTTCCTTTGGAAAAAGGACGGCACCAAGATTTACTGCAAACAAAGTAAGTATGGCTATGTCGTCGGACATAGGGGGTTGTCAGCCCACAGAATAATCTGGATGATTGCCAACAACCAAGTGCAACCAAAAGGCATGTATGTTGACCATATCAACCGTAACAAGGCTGACAATCGTCCAGAAAACTTAAGATTGGTGACGCCATATGAAAACTATAAAAATACAGACGCGCGCACATGTTACAAAAAAAATCTGCTAAACTACAAGCATGCTAGATCGCCTACTATCATGGTTTGACGGACAACCAACCTATGCAGACATGCAAGCAGAGCGTAATCGCCGTCTGGAGAACCCACAGCCAGCACCGGCTCCCTGGCCAAGCAAGGTGCCTGTTCTTAGCACTGACCCCAACATGGTAAGGGTTGAGCCAGTAACGCCAGCGGTCAGCAGAAAGCCCGCTAGCGCTTGGTTTTTCATGGGCGAACAATAGTGGTTGACACCCAGTAGTTAACACTATAGCCTACTGCGTATATGGCTAAGATTTTATCGACAACTTTGACGCGTGTTTCAAAGACAACACTACAGGACATCAAGCGGCTGCAAGAGGATTATGGGTTTCGCAATTCACGCGAGGTTATCGACACTGCCATAAAGACGCTTGCGGCGGCTTACGCAAGCCAGGTAATTGATTCTGTTGCTGGCAAGGGTGGTATTGTTCATGCAAAACGAAAACGACGATAAGCCAGCAGTACCAGCACTGGACGACCTGCCAATGGCGGCAGAGTTGTTTGATGAGGAGGATCCAAGGTCTTTGGTGAATCTATTGCCAAGACCTTTGGCTAATGTGTTTAAAAGCGAGCTTGTGAATAAGAAGATGTTGTATCTATCGGAGCGAGAGGCTGAGCGCAGACTTGAGCCTGAGCCAGTGGTGTATAAGATTCGGATAGCTTTTTGGAAGGAGTTTGAATCGGCTCGAATAACTGGAAGGGCGATTTCTATTAGCAAGGTGGCAGGGCTTTGTGGGTTGCCGGAGCATTATGTGCGTTCGATTCTAATGCACAGGCCAGGGGCGTTTACTTTTTGCTTGGTGCCACCATCTAGTTACGAGAACGAGTTGCAAGAGGCGCTGATGTATGGGCTAAGAAGGATCCGTGAGGAGATACTAACACTTCCTATTAAGCGTGAGGTGTTGAATGACGATGGTACGGTGGAGACTGTGGTGGACAGTGATGCGGCAAAGCTAGTGCTTCAGGCGACGGCGTTTGTGGATATGCGTATCAATGGTGGCATTGTGCAAAAGCAGTTGACTGTTCATAAGGATATAGATTCTGGCAACAAGAAGATGGATCGGCAAACGCTTGGTGATTTGGAGAAGAAGATAGCCGAGATGGAGCAGAAGCTAAGGCTTGAGCAGTTACAGGCCGATGACATTAGCATTGGTGCGAAGGTTGTGGGTAAGGTTATAGATTACATAGGCGAGGAGAAGAAGTGATGTTTGGTGGTACTGGAGTTATGAACGGCAGCGATGTTATTAGGGACGTGATGCAGCAGTCACAGCAAATTATCTTGGATCAGCTCGGTGACTTGGTGAAGAAGGGATTGCTTGTGGTTCATTCTGATGGGCCTATGTTGGCGCGTGAGATAGATCCAAGTTCGGATAGTTATAAGTTTAAGCTTGTTGGATCTGTGCGGTTGGAGCTTAAAGACCAGGGGTATATTCAAAAGCTGGAGCAGGAGAACAAAGAGATGCGAGAGCTTTTGGAGCAGATGCAAGCGTTGGTGGGTAAGTGAGCACCAATCTCCAACAAGTACTCAACCTTGTTAGGAAAGCAAGGCGCGATTATCTGGAGATGCAAATTGGTAATGACAAGCTAGAAGCGTTGTTTGACGAGTTGTTACATGAATTGCTTTGTGTTGTTTTAATAGAGAGGAACAGATGACCGACGACATTCTAGAAGAACTCGTAAGACTTAAAGCTGAGAAGGCGCGGCTGCTTGAGGAAGCGCTCAAAGAGCGCGACGAGTTGCCGCACTTGTATTTGTATAAGCACTACACTTGGGGGCGGAAGTTTCATGACAGTATGAACAAGCGCAATATTCTTTGTGCTGCAAATCAGTTGTCTAAAAGTTCGACGATGATTAGGCGATTTATTACGAGGGCCACAAGCCCAGAGCATTGGCATATCTGGTATCCAAAGCTTGCGTCGGGACAGGCGCCTACCCCATTTTGGTATGGTTATCCAAGCTTTCCTGTGGCCACGCAGGAGTTTTTGTATAAGTGGAAACAGTTTTTGCCAAAGGGTTCGATGAAAGATCATCCAGTCTATGGGTGGGAAGAGAAGATGAAGAACGGATTCATTGAGAAGATTGTGTTCCGTTCTGGCGTGGATGTTGTGTTTAAGGCTTATAAGCAGGATCCGCAGGATTTGCAGTCGGGATCTGTGTGGGAGATGGGTTTGGATGAGGAGCCTCCGGCAGAGTTGATGAGCGAGCTTTTGATGCGTATGAACGCGACGAAGGGATATTTCAATGCTGCGTTTACGGCAACGCGAGGGCAGAAGTTTTGGAAAGAGGTTGTTGAGGATAGAAAGCGTTGGAATGGCGAGGATGGCGAGGAGCCAGCGTTTGTTACGCAGGTGAGTCTATATGATAGTAAGTTCTATGAAGATGGAAGCGCTAGTCCTTGGGACGATAAGGCCATCAAGCATGCAATAAGTTTATGTTCGACGGATGCCGAGGTTCAGCGTCGTGTGCTTGGTAAGTTTGTTGTAGATGAGGGATTGGTTTATCAGTCCTTTGATGAGAAGCGCAATGTGATACAGGGCGATTTTAAATTAGAGGATTATCCTAATGTTTACGCAGGTCTTGATTATGGAAGTGGTGGTAAGGCGCATCCTAGTGCTGTTATTTTGGTTGGTGTGAATTCTGATATGAGCGAGGCCAGGGTGATTAAGTCCTGGAGAGGACGGCCAGGGATTAACACGACGGCAGAGGATGTGGTGAAGATGTTTTTGGAGATGAGCCGAGGGTTTAATGTTCAGCAAGCATATTATGATTATGCTGCCAAGGATTTGGCAACAGTTGCAGATCGGTTGGGTTTGTCGTTTGTGAAGGCCGAGAAGGGCCATGACATTGGAGAGACTACACTTAATACTTTGTTCAAAAGCGGTGCGCTGAAGATTATGGTTGGTGAAAAGAGCGAGGACAATCAGTTGCTGATAGACGAGATCAAAAGTTACTTGATTGGGAATAAAGTGGGCGAGGACTTGTGCGACGCACTACGCTATGCTTGTGCAAAGATTAACTGGAATTGGGAAGTGATTACTAATTTGAAGGAACTTGATAGACCGCGCGAGTTGACTAAGTACGAACAGGCGCGGCCAAATGCTACTCGTGTGGATCCGCTAACCTCTCCTGACCCAATTGATCGGGAGATGGAGTATTGGGATGATTTGATGGCATAGGTGTCATCATAAACTTTATAAGATCTTCCGGCTCACCATCTGTCCATCGGTGGTCGATGATTTCGACCTTTTGGGTGCGAGCATTTCGGCCAAGAGTAACTTCGACCTTTTTACCGTTCTTTTCGATTGTTTGAGTTTTGATATTGGTGAACCGATCTTTGCCTTTGCCCACAAATATACCGTCGTTTGAAAGTTTAGTTGTTAGATTGTTTTTCCAAGATTGCATGTGGTATGTTTACACCATGGCAGCTAAAAGTAAAAGAACGGTGTCAGAAATCAAATCTATCATTGGTATTTGTAGGGAACAGGGTGTTGAGTTCTTGAAGTTTGACGATTTTGAGATTCGTTTTGGCGATTTGCCTCAAAAGCATATTGAGGTGAGTCTTTCAAAGGAAGAAAAAGATGATAATATGGAAGACGCGCTTCAGGATTTAATTTTAACGGATCCTGTCGCCTATGAGGAGGCATTGAACCATCGTGAAGGCTAAAAAATCTATTGTTACTGAAAACAGTGAGTCTTTAAATAAGGCTTTATCGCAATATGCTGGGAAAATGGTTGGAGAGCTTGGGCCTTCAATTAAGAGATTTGTAAAAGAAGCAATTTCGGAGGCGCTATCTTCTGAATCTGGTCCTTCTATGGCAAAGATGATGAAGCAAGAGCTTAAGGCTGATGGTTCTGTTGAGTCATTAGAGGCTCGTAACACGTTTCAAACTGGCGATGATGTTGGCGTATTTAATCCTGCTGCTGAAAATCGCGTTAAACAACTTACAGATGAGTCTGAGCTTTCAAAAGCTGGATATGTTGACGAGAATGCAGCGGCTCGAAAAGAGTTTTATCGAAAGAAAAACGGGTAACACTCCATGGGTATTAAGCTTTCTGAACTGGTGTCAATGCACCGTGAGGCGACTGAGGCTGATAAGTCTTGGACAGCCGAGATTAGATCAAACGTATTGCTTGTTTCTGGTGATCACTACTTAAAAACTAATCAAAAAAGTTTTGAGAGGATTAGAGAAACCAAGGATCTATCAAAGGACCAGAAAGTACGTCTTACAAAAAACCATATTGGGGTTATTTCTAAGATCTATTCTAACAATCTTCTTTCGGCAGCACCTGGAATTGTGGTCGAGGCCAAAAACCCAGGAGAAATGCAGGATAGAAAAGCCGCTGAGATGTACTCGGCGATTTGGGAAGACGCAAAAGAGCGTCACAATTTCGATGAGATGTTCTCAGAGCTTGCTGATGATTTCTTTTTAGGTGAGACGGCGATTAAAATGTATTTTGATCCCAACGCTGGACACTTGGTTGGATTTAACCAAGCCGTGGATGACATGGGTCAGCCAGCATTTGATGAAATGGGCCAGCCTATTCCTGATGATAGCAGTCCTAAGTTTTCTGGAGATATTATGGTGGAGAAGATTTTCTGCGCCGATTTAAAACGTGCTCCAGAAGCGAAGAGTATGGATGAGAGTCCGTATTTGTTTTACCAAAAAATGGTGTCGGTAAAGGATTTGAAGAAAACCTTTCCAGACACTGCAGATAAGATCAAGGAGAGTGAAGATCGCACGTTCATGGTGTTCGATTTTGGCGCCGATGGCGGGTATCGGAAGGCAGATAAGAACGAGACAATGCTCATTGAGTATTATCAGAAGCCATGTGCGGATTATCCCAACGGATATTTTGCGCTCTTTACTGAGGACGTTGTGCTTGCCGAGGGGGAGTTACCAAAAGACTTTGACGGCAAGCACATCTTTCCAATCATTGTTCAGCATATGGACAAGATTCCTACGACTCCTCGTGGTCGTTCGCTAATTAAACAGCTTCGTCCTTATCAGGTTGAAATCAACCGATGTGCTAGCAAGATTGCCGAGCACCAGATGACTTTGGGTGATGATAAGGTTGTCACAACCAACGGGAACAAGATGAGCACTGCTGGTATGACCAATGGTGTGCGCCATCTTTCTGTTAATGGCGGTGGAGTTACGGTTATCCCTGGCCGCAATGGTTCACAGTATTTGGATTACATGCTCTCACAGATTGCGGAGATGTATAAAGTTGCTATGGTTCAAGAGGATCAAGAGTTTAAGCAAGGTCAGGATCCATTCACGATGTTGTTTATGAGTGCAAGACAGAAAAAGGCATTCTCTAGATATATTCGTCGTTTGGAAAACATGATTATCAAGATTGCAAAGCTTTATTTCAGAATGGCGAAGACCTATTTCAACGATGACACCATCGTTTCATACATTGGTCGCTCTGAGAGAGTGAACATTGAAGAGTTCAAGTCAGCAAGCGATTTATCGCTTCAGATTAAGGTTAAGCCTCGTTCTGATGATATCACTTCGCAGATGGGTAAGCAGATGGTGCTTAACTCTGTCATTCAGTACGCTGCCAATGGAATGAGCAAGGAAGATATTGGTAAAATTATCAAGGAAATGCCGTTTGCTCAGGTGAGCGAGGTGTTTAACGACATGACTTTAAATAGTCGTGTTGCGGATAACATTATTTTAGCGCTTGATCGTGGTGAGGAAGTACAAGTTTTCCCAGAAGATGACAATGCTTATATCTTAGGAAGGCTTTCTGATCGCATGAGACAGCCTGATTTTAGGCTTATGAATCCATTTATTCAGGGTTTATACGCTAAACAGCGTCAAGTGCGATCTGAAGTATTAAATCAGCAAAAAGAGCAGCTTGCGGCTCAAAATAAGGGTCTTATCCCTACTACTGGTGCCATGATCGGTGTTGATATGTATGTGACTGACCCTAAAGATCCAGCAAAATCTCGTCGTTTGCGAGTGCCTTCTGACTCTATGGCTTGGCTTATCAAGCGCATTGAGGAACAGGGTGTTGGAATGGCTGATATTTATAAGCTTAATCCACAAGATCAGGCGGCGATGGGCGGTATGCAGCCTATTTCCACGCCTGGAAGTGTTGTTAATGATGATTTAGGGATGAATGTCCCTAGTGTGGCAACTGAGCCACAATACATGCAGATGAATAATTCTGCCTCTACCTAAGTAGATACCGCGCCTTGAGGGATTGGGGCGTGGCTAAGGAGGAAATATGGATTTAGAAACAACAACTGTAGATGATGGTGATTTTAGCGATCAAATTTTGCCAGGTCAGCCAGAGCCTTTGGTTCAAGATGGGCCAAAGACGATTGATGACGTGATCAAAGAGGAAGAGGCTCAAAAGGCAGCTCCAGAAGCAAAGAATGATCAGATTGAAGCTGGTGAAGTACCAATGCCAGCGGCTTACCAGCCATCTTTTAAATATAAGTTTAATGGTGAAGAGCGAGAGATTGATGAGATGTTTCGTCCTTTGATTAAGGATGAGACAACTGAAAAGCAAATTCGCGAGCTTTGTGAGATTAGAGAAGCTTTTCCAAAATACAAAGAGGCTTATTCTCAGTATCAAGAGGTTGTTCCTCATTATCAGAACTTAATGGGTGAGCTGGAAGAACTTGGCCAACTTCGTCGTGGAAACTTTAATGAGTTTCTAAAACGTATGGACTTGCAGCCACAACAACTACTTCAGGCCTTGGATCCAAATGTAGTTAAGCAATATACCGCTCAACTTCTGCAGTTGGAGGACTTGACGCCGGAACAACGCCACGCATATAATGAACAACAAAGAGTTGCGCGTGAGCGGGAGCAATATCAGCAACAAACAGAAATGTATCGTCAGGAACTTTTGAAAGAAAGAACCGAGCGACGCGTTTTTGAACTTGATCAGACGCTGGGGACAGCCGATGTCAAGGATTTTCAATCCAAGTACGATTCGATCTATGGAAATGGAGCGTTTCGACAGGAAGTTATTAATACAGGCAGATACGCTTATCAGTTGCAGCAGAGGGATCTAGCTCCAGCAGAGGCGGTACAACAGGTCATGCAGAAGTTTGGACCGTTATTTAATCAAAATGCTCCAAGGGCGGTGGAAACCAAAACTGGAGAGAAGGTTAAGGTAATCCCAAATGTTAGTGCAAGATCATCTTCGCCTGGCAAACCAAAAATCACATCATTGGCACAAATTCAAAAGATCGCCGCATCCTACGAGGACTAGCTTTTAAGCAACCCTCCTAGGAAGGCGAAAATCCTAGGAGGGATTTAAAAATGGCAACAACTGCATCATTCGACGCAATGCTCAACGAGTATTTGACGTATGACTTACTTAAAGAAGAAACAATTAAAAAAGATTACCTTTTGATGAAGGTTGAGAAAGACGACGGCTGGAAGGGCGGCAAACTTATCGTTCCCTTCAAAGCTGCTGGAGCTAGCTCTCTTTCTATGGGTTCTTTGACTGCCGATACCGACGTGTCTGAAGACAACTATCAGCGCGGCGAGATCAGCACCTACAAAGAACTGTGGGGCACGATGGTGTTTAACCACAAAGATTTGGTTCAACACGATGGAAAAGTTACTGAGAAATCATTCTTGAAAGTTCTTCCTGGAGCTGTTGAAGATTTCACAGGTCTTATCAAAAACAACGCTTCTATCATGTTGTTAAACGGCGCTCACAAAGCGAAAGTAACTGCTGATGCTGGTACCACAACTGGTGTCGTTGAAGTTGATCGTCCTGATCGCTTTGAAATCGGCGAGAAGATTGTTATCGTTGATAGCACTCCTAACACTGGTAGCTTCTATGTTGTTGGAATCGACGTTAATACTAAGAAATTAACTGTTTCTAACACTCGTGGCGGCTCTGCATCTAACACTGCAGCTTCTGGCGATGCTTTAACAACTTTCGACTTGGCTGATGCTCCTAAAATCTATGTTCCTGGCGCTGAAACTGGTGCAAACCAATTCACATCGCTTCGTACACAGCTTTTAAGCGCAGCTAACGGTGGTGCTTCTACCATTGCTGGAAAAACCAAAGCTTCTTATCCTTTCTTGCAAGCAATCAACATTGATGGATCTTCCATCAACGCAGCAAACATTTTAAGCAAATTGTTTGATGCTTATGTTACTTGCCGTACTTTAGGAAAAGGAAATCCTGCAGAAGCTCTTATGAACTATAAGAACTTGGGCGCAATCATGAAATTGGTTGAACTCAGCAAAGGTGCTTACCGCGTTTCTCAAGCTCCTAAAGCTTCTATCTACGGATGGACAGAGATTGAAATCGTTGGCGTGAAAGGTGCTCTTAAAGTAGTTGGTATCCAAGAGATGGATCAAGACGTGATCTTCTTCATCGACTGGAGAGCTTTGAAGTTCCACTCAAATGGATTCTTCCGTAAGCAAATTACTCCTGATGGCAACCAATACTACGTTAAACGTGCTACGACTGGTTATCAGTACATCATCGACATGTTCTTGTTCGGTGACTTGGTACTTAACCGTCCTTCGTACTGTGGCGTAGTTCACTCCATCCCAGATTTCACACCTTAATTGAAGTGAAATAGGAGGAATGAATATATGTTAACAAAAGCACAACAACAATTAGCAACTGAGCACTTGGCTTCGCCTGGTTTATTGAAATCTGAACTGAAGCTTGGTCGAGAACTTGGTCGCGCAATGCAGTGCATTCCCTGCAATTGGAAATTCTCACGAGATGGTGGCGCCGTTGGCGCCATCAATCTTAAGGATGAAAACGGCGATGCCGTCAAGATTCCTGCAGGATTTGTAGTTTGGGATAGCGCTATTTTGGTAAAAACCGCAGTAACATCTGGCGGATCTGCTACCTTGGCTTTTGCAGTTGAGTCTGCAAACGACATCAAGACAGCAGAAGCCGTGGCTACCTTTTCTGCTGATGCTATCGTGGCTGGCATACCTGTTGGAACCGCTGCTTCTGCCGTACTTTGTACAGCAGAGCGCACTCCAACTCTTACTGTCGCTACTGCAGCATTAATCGGCGGAGAGCTTGATGTAATGTTAATTGGGTTCTACCAAGACCGTACATAAACATGATATACTGGGGCCTCTAATTGGAGGGGCCTCAGTATGACTGATTTGACATTTGGTTGGGGAAAATTTCTCGGAGAGATCGCACAGATCATCAATACCCAACAGCTTCGCAAGCATTCAGATGAATACATGAAATTAGAATTGGCTCTTAAAAAAGAGCTTGACGCTAAATACGATGATCGTGACGACGTTCGGATTATGTCTTTGCGTAAAGAGATGGCCATTGTCCGTGATGCCTTCCAACGTAGTTTAAAGGTGCGCGAATGAGGGGTAGTTTACTCCTTTTGCTTTTAATGTTTGCGGTTAGCTGTGTTTCCGACAAGCAGCCCCTCGTTCGCGGTCCTCTATCGGATATTATGATACGTGTTGATCCAAGGTTTGAAGGTCTAATAAACCAGACATGTGCTGAGTTTAAGGACGATAAGTGTTTGCGGTGGGACATTGCTGAATATAAACTTTCAGATCCAGATACCAATGCCGTTCTTGTAAAACTAGAGTTTGTCTGTAAAATTAATGGTGAGCGTTTTGGTATCTGTGGGAACGGATTCTGCCAAAAAGCTTATAGGGCGAAGAAGTTCTTAGGCATTACAACTGGCTGGGAACAGTACACGACCAAAATTTACAACATGGATAAAGATAAAAAGTTTCTCGTTGAGGCCGGAACGTATTGCATGACCAAGAAGAACGAGATTGAATTGGGGGATTAATGAGATACGTTCAAGGACCATCAGACGCAAGAACAGTAATATTTAACTCTAATACCAGCTATGCTGCTGTTACTGGTATCGACGGAACTCCAAATATTCGTGAGTTTACTGTTCAAAATCTAACCGATGGAGACATTGCAATTCAGTTTGGTGGTACTGCCGGAGACCCTCATATTGTTGTGTCTGAAGGCTTGGCATACGTTCACGACTCTGATGAGATGGTTGGGCAGATGTATATTAAAAACCTCACTGGTTCTGGTGGAACCGTATATGTGAGGGCTTGGTAGTGAGCTATTTTGCAGCAATTAGACCCATCTTATCTGCTTTTGGTGGAACTAGTCTTACATATTATTTAACTGGTACTGACTCTTCTATTCCTGGATATGAATCACTTAAATCCCTTGCGCAATTTGTACCAACATCTGAGCAAAGTGTTGCGGTTGCTGCAACAACTACTCCTGCAATTATTGAAGAGTTTGCTACAGATGTAGGTTATCCAAATATTACAAAGCTTGTAGCAGGTAGCTATGGTTTTCACTACGAGACTCAAAAAGACGCTGGGCCTCATGGTTATTATACTTATGTTGAGCTTTATAAAAGAGTTTTAGCTGGTACAGAGACGCTACTTTTTACCTCTGACAATTCGTCGTCAACGACTCTTAATACTCGTATTCAACAAACCGTTACTGGCACTCTTGCTGCCGATGTAACGCTTCTCACAACTGATAGACTTGTCATTAAAATCTATGCGGTAATGCTTACAAATACTGCGACGATTACTTTGTATTGGGACGATAATACCGCAGCAAGAATTACCCTTCCATACATCCCTGCCGATGCTACAAACTTTGTTCCTTATGTCGGGGCTACCGCTGATGTTAATCTTGGTGCGTTTGGCTTAACAGATTCGTCAAGTG